CTTCGTGAATTTTTAATTGACACTGGTATGCACCTAAATTAAAATTCTTTGAGACGGCACTTTCATCAGCAGGAGTCGGCGGAATATCTGTATTATTTGCACCAGGTGTTGTATCGGTTGGTGGTGATGCGGTTGCCCCACTACCAGCGCCGCTTGAACCAGCATATGTTTTTGCGCCTTCGGTCTGTATAGGTGTATAGCCTGTAATTGATTTGAATGTGAAATTTTCATGTTCTGGACATGGTTCATAGGTCGGTAATGTGCTAACCGTTGTCTGTAATGCCTCAGCATTTCTTTTAAATTTAGATTCCGGATCAGACCAAGTGGCAAGAATATTAATCTTCTCAACCTGTTGTTTAATTTCTGCTGGCGTTGATTTAGTTGCCTTTGATGCAGCACTTGCATCTGTGGGCGAAATAGGTTTATTAGTTGGGACGCTGCCACCGAGTGCGACAGCACCTCCAAGGAAGGAACCTCCCGTAACTTTTAGGGTTGAATTTATTTCAACACCACCGGTAATTCTCGATTTGCCTGTAATATCAAAGAATTTCGCTGCTGAAAGAATATCTGTATCAGCTTTTAGGTTAATACTTGTACCTGTACTAATTGATGTCTTAGTCCCAGATTTCAAATTATACTCTGCATCTGTTTGTGTATGAATATCGCCGGCTGACTTGTAATCTTGCTTTCCAGAGGTAGTGGTTAGCGCATAATTGTTTTCAATCAGAACAATATTATCTTTGCCAACAGTTATAAAGAAATCCTTAAGCACATCTATATTTGAATTATTCTTTACAGTTTGAAAAGAATCTTTGTGGACAGTTGTGTGCATATTATTAAGCGCCTGTACTACAATATTACCACCCTCACCAGCACCTTCGCCTACATACTTGTATAATGGAATAGTTTGTGTATTAGGGAGGTTATTAACATCGTATGTGAATGTTGTGGTAGAAGTAGTTGTATCTTTAGCAGCCTTCATATAGATATTTTGACCTGCTTCAATATTGATATTTCTATCTGCACGTAGGTTAATGTCTTGCTGTGCTCTCATCGAGATATTTGTTGCACCAAAAATATCTATATTACCCTTCTGATCCATCTGTACCCATGCAGTACCATCACGATTAATTAGATAGACGAATCCGTTGGTTTCGTCTAGTTTAATCTGCGCCCCAGACTTAGTTGTCAATTGAACATACTCGGATCCGGTCTCATCATCCATAATGAAGGATGAACCACCCTTTCTTCTAATGTTGGCAGGAGATGCATTAGAGTCAATAACTGGCCCTGGCGTAAGAATTCCAAAAACTGTACTAGGGGATTCGCGACGCGCACTTGAGGTGGTAATTCCCCTTCCTTGATCGGTGATCAATCCCTGATTTCCGACTCCCTTAAACTTTGTTTTTTCATATGGACGAAATGCTTTATCGGCTTGTGTTATTTTAGTGTCCCATTTGTTGTACTCAGCTATAGGCACAAGTTTTCCAGGGTATTGATAATTGCTTGCACTAGCTGCCATACCAGGGACCATGTTGTTCATGAATTGATTATATAAACAACCAATCCAGAATCCACGAGCTGCGTCTCCGTTGGCAAACATTACCAAAACCTGGTTGTTTATATCGGGTGGAATCATCCACATGCCATATGATGTTTGAGTTCCATCAAAATCTTGAATGTTAGATTTACTAGTTGTAGTGACATTTGTTGATCCGGCAAACGGAGAACAATAGCTCACAACCATCCAGCCAGATTCTTCATTTGGTGCTGCACCGAGTTCCGGAATCCACACACTGAGTCTTCCGTTTCTCTGAACGTCTGTTACATCTTTAACAAAGCCAACATATACACCACTAAGCAAGGGTGCTCTACCCATCGGTTGTTGACGACCACCGGATATAGGGGAATTTGTTCTTGTATTTGTATCAATATATGGCATTTTTATCCAAAGGTGGGTGGTAAACCAGAGAGTGGGTTTCGAATTTTACTAGGAATGTTTGAACCAATGTTAGTACCAATATCATTAAGGAGATTAGTTATTCTACTGGTGCTAAATTGACTTTCAACGCCCGGTATATCTACTTTTCCGAGTATTCGTTGACCGGTCGAGATATCGGATAATCTACTTTTATCGATCAATTCTTTTGGATTTGTCGGGACATCCGGTAATCCAGCAGCAGGTTCGAGTTCACTTATAAATTGTGATATATTAATATTGTAATCCATCTGACATGATATTTCTTGATGGAATTTACCCATTTCAAATTTACTCTTTATATTATTTACTTTAAATATACCACTTAGCATTTCAACTTCCTGAAAGGCACTTGTGTCATCACCGGGACTATTATCGATGTCAAACACCCTTGGTGTTCTAAATCTAAGCATAAGAAAATTATCTGTTCCTCTGAGATTCACAGCATTTCTTGTAGCTATATGAGCATTCTTAATAAAATTAATGGCCTTAACTTTATCCTTCTCTAGTGTAAGGTATAACTTTTTATCACCTTCTGCAACTGGTTGGGGGAATAACCAGAACGGATCACCCTTTATATCTAGAATAATATGCGCAAAAGAAACATCTAAAGAACTATGCAATGCCTGAGAGAATGCGTTTGACATTTTTTGAATTCCAGAATTACTGCTTGATTCGATACCGTTGCCTGTTTGACGAGATTGCATATTATCGCGCCTAGCCATAGGTCGTAACTTACCTTTAATTTCTGAATAGGTTTTTGCCTCTTCAATTAATACATTCTGGCGGCTTGTGTTTATATCAGAAAGAAAATTAAATTGTTGATTACTAATTTTATCTACTGTTGGTATTGCAAGAATTCGTGCTCGAGTTGTTGCTGCCGACAATCTACCATCGGTGTCTTGGCCAAGTGCCTGCCTTTCTGTCACAAAGTTTAATCTATTTTCGGGTTTAGCATTTTCGAGAATTTTAATATATCTTTCTTTAACATCGGGCGATAATTCGGAAGTAGTAATATCAGTACGGAGGCTTCCTACGGTTATACCCTCATCGCCCTCAATTTCTCCTTTTGTTGCTGTATTTAGGAATGCGATTGTTGATCTTAATCTTTCAGCAAGTTGCGCTTCATTATCCGATTTTATCTGATTTACCATACCCTTATCTATCTCAGCTGCATTATCGTAGACGCCGCCCATTCTGCCAACTGAAGATGCCATGGCACTATTAATTTTTATATCAAAATTTATAACCTGATCATTTAATCCAGTAAAGATATAATTATATTTTTTCTTAAGAATATTCTTTTCAATGTAAGTATTAAGTCGTTTACGCTCTGCATTTCTTGTAGAACTTCCTGCAGAATCCTGTGATGTATTGATATCAAGTATACCAATATCATACTGTATGACGAAATAAGTAAATTCTCGCGCAAAGTCGTTTTGATATGGATCATATTTTAACAATCTAGTTTCTGTAATAATTCTCCAGAATTTCTTCATCTGGTTTATTTCAGCATTCATAGATTTACCATCACCACCCGGGGTGGAGGCATTTCTTGCAAGCTTCTGCGCGTCCTCGGACTGTGATAATAGACTATCGATAATCTTATCAATACCTATCTCTCTTGGAAATGTGCCGTTCTTTTTGCCATCAACTTTTACTGTGCTATCGTTTCTAACTGAATCAGTATTATGTGTAGATGGTGTTATGTTATATATTCCGAGAGCTGGGTCGACAACAATTTTATAAACATCCGGTATACTTGCAGTACCAATTAGTCTATAGATCTGATCACCGTTTAATGCATCTTGTAATTTTTTCATAGCATCTTCAAAATTAGTGAGATCGCGTAATACAGTTGTATTTGGTAATGAAGCATATGCATTGCTTAATGCTAAATCATTATTAATAATTGCTGTAACTTCATATTTTGTTCCTACACTAGTCACATTGGCCTTGATATCAGTTAATTTTATTGACCATATCCATTTTAGACTAGATAGTTCTCCAGATGATCCGTCTTCAGCGGCGGATGTTTCTGGGGAACGGCCCTTGAATTGCAATTGCATGTAATAAGGTACCACTGACCAATTACCTATACCTAATGCCAGTGACTGAAGATATATTTTATCAAGTAAGACAGCACTCGAGGGTTCGAGTATTTCGAATCTTATATTTGTTGACAATCCGGTGCCACCATCGGCACTTGGTGATGCCTGCGACTCAATTATAACATTATCTATAGTAAAATCAGTAACTGCCGATTCTGCAATAATTATCTGATTACTTGTATTAAAAATATCTCCACTACTCGATGCTTCGGGGGTTACCATAAAGAATTTCCAATGGTATGTAACAACATCGTATTGATCAAGGATATTAGGTAAGAAATTTACCGAAAAAGTAGGGATATTTTTCTGAATTGGGGTAGATGATGTAGCATAATTCCTACCTTCGTTGCTATAATTATTAAATGATCTTTCAAATTCAACATTATTAATGCGTGGCGTTACAGCAACGTCTTCGAGTTGAGGTTTTCTAGAAATAGCACTTACACCCGGATTACCTTGTGTAGGAATTCCAGACTGATTTATAGCATGTACATCAGTCCGCGGAGACATAAATGATTTATCAGCCATGGTTTATTGTTTTAAAATATTAACAGGAACAAAAATTTCTAATCCTGCAACAAAATCATTAATAGGATCAATAATAAGATCTGGATTTCTCATGCAAAATACCCACCAAAGACGCGGTGTTCCATACTCCTGATTACTTAATAAATCTGGGCGTTGATTAAATTCTGGAGGTATGATAATAATCTTGTCAAACTCGCTCTTAGGTACGGGTCTTGGAACCCATAGATCAAGATACCAATTCTTAATCGGCGTCAATAAATATTGACTAGAGTCTTTTGAATTTGCTGCCATTAGATATATCCCTTCTGAGTAACAAGATATCCTCGTCTAAAATCATCTAGGTTGAATTGATTTCGTAGTTGAATTGGAATGTATTGAGTTTCTAGTTCCAGTTGAACATCTACATGGGTTGGTACCCAAGTATTGCCGTTATAATTTGCTGCGGGTAAAGTAGTTCCAATATTTTCAGAATATATAGATTTTGTTCCAGTTGTATCTATTGCAACATAATCAATATTTTTAGCAAGTGTATATTCAAAGCTTTTTATAATAACAGGAACATTATTAAATTGGTATTCACCTAAATAGCTAAAAAGTAAGGTAGGTGGCGCCGTACCGGCTTTATTATATGGAGTAACACCAAAATAAGATTTCGTTACGGACCGGAAGAAGTGGATAACCGCTAATAAATACAATGCTTCATCGTTCGACTGTGCTGTAAATTCGGCTTGGATGCTTATTGGTTTTGGGTAAGACCTAACATATGCATTGTAATTATAATTCGTATGGACGAAGGGTGTTGAATCATATTCAGCCACTGAACCAGTTGAAATTGATGGAGTATATGGAAAAAGGACACCATTTGTAGAATACAATGGATAGAGAAGATTATCTGTAGAGTGAGGTCCGAGAATAGATTGTGCCTTGGCAATATCTTTTGGTTGTAAGCGTGCTCTTTGATCTGACATTAGAAGTCCTCCTATCTTCTTATTTATCATGGTCATAAAGTGGTGCTTTTATACTGATATCGTTGACGAAATGCTTTGTGTATGTTACACTTTGCGAAACCCTAGAGGAGAAGACATTAATGTCCCCAAACCTGAACGAAGAAATGCTAATAGAAGATGACCAAGGTAACGAAGCACCCGAAATTGTTGTCATAGCGCCCGTTAAAAAGATTAACTACCTAAACAACAAAGACATGCTTAAAGAAATTCACCGTAGTAAGAATTCTTTTTGCGAATACATTGATCCAAAGTACAGCGACTATGACGTAATTGTTGAAAGTGTTGCTGAAGTTTTTCTGCCTGAAGTACAAGAAAAAGCAAAGATTGCTCGTGCGGCACGAATTGCAGCTACAGCCTATGAGGCTGCCTTACTTGCAAAACCAAACGTTTCAAAGGCTGACAAGCCGAGACTCGCAGAATTTAAGATTAAGCCAGACACACTCTCAGTTGATGTCCTAGTATTTCGTGTTTTAGGATTTGATCATATCCCGCTTGCACCGGGGCGTAAGAAAAATCCTAAGAGCGAAGCTGATAGTTATATGAAGTTGAATTTCTATCCCTTCAAACATTTCATAATTGAAAACGGTGTTGAGAAAGAGGTTGGCCGATCACATTCAAAGAATAGTAAATTCAATCTTGAACGTGGTTCCATTACAAACAAGCTTGCTAAGATGTTCATCCTAATGGTAAACAAATATGCACAACGAGGCAATTGGCGCGGTTATACATAC